AACCGTTTCAAAACCCTCGACAGCCTCAGATTCATGGCCATTTGGAGAAAGTGTGAAAGTAAAACTTAATCCACAAAATATGGGCGATTTGTTATCAAATATGTATATACATATAAAACTTCCTGGCGTAGATTCAAATTCTAATATAGCTGATCAGGTAGGAAGACATGTAATACAGTCAGTTTCTATGAGTGTAGATGAAATGGAAGTCGATAAATATTACGACGATTGGGGTATTATATACGATGAATTGTATCTTGATGCATCTGAGAAACGTACAAAAAGATATACGATTAATAGAAATCAAGCCGACAATGATTCACATAAGAATGATTATATATTATCCAGACATCCATCAGAATTAATGATTCCGATACCTTTATTTTTCTCTCGGAAATATCAAGGTGATGAATATGATTCAAATTCACCGAATAGGCCATATTTTCCAACATGTGCAATATACAAACAAAAAATAGAGTTTGATATAAAATTCAGACCCCAAACATTTTTTACTAATCATGGTACCGATAGTCGTACTAGTATATCGTTAGATAGTTTTGATATAATAACAGAAGAACAAATTATCTCACCAGAGGAACGCGCATATTTAATGACAAAAAAACAGACGTTTATAACCGATATGGTTAAAAAGCACCCTACAGAAGAAACGGTTATAGGAGAAAATTCTATCAAATTACAACTAATTCCTAATATTCCAGTAAAAACATTAAATTGGTTTTTACGAAAAACTGAATATGAAGACGAGCGTGAACATGGAAGTACATCACCTTTACCAGATATAGACGCAAAAGAACGAAAATTTTCAAATCGTTATAATTTTTCCACCTCTTCTACACACTCGTCAGATAATTCATTCTTTAATACGCCGTTAGAATCTGCTAAAATTTATGTAAATGGACAGGATTTACCTAATATACCGCGTCCAGATCATAACTATTTTAAATACATCGTTCCATATAATACACGATTATCTAGACCGGAACGAAATATATACACATATGCATTCTCGATGAATCCGGTTAATGTGGAGCCATCGGGAAGCTTGGATTTTTCTAGATTAAATTCGGACCGTACTTTATTAGATATACAATTAAAACCTAACCTAACAGATGTATATACTTTACATCTCTACTATCTTGGATACCAGACATTTATTTTTGAAAATGGGTTCATGAGACTTGCTTATTAAACAAAATACCGTGATGTGAACGAATATAATCAACAATTTTATTTTTTATACACCATCGGATGAAATTCAACTGTGCGACAGTCGTATGAATTTCATGTGATGTATCAGGGATATTATATGAAATTTTTTCGGCGCGACAAAATGGATCGAATAGTTTTTTACTATATCCATCTAAACTGGACTTGTATGCACAATGAACACTGAATATTTTCCCATCATTAGTTGTATAAGATAAATTATTCTTCTTAGAGTAATTCGTGATAAACCACTCCAAATTTCTAAGTGATATACCACTAGTCTTATTTAAAAGTTCGATTAATGTAGCTCTATTCTCGGGTATTGTATAAAAATTGTTAATGGATGATAGTAGAATATCTGACTTGTTCATATTAAATTATAGAGGGTAATTCTCTAAACTCATTCGATTGAACCTTTTCCTGTTCGCACGCGGGACATCCTTGAACAAATCCAGAAGGAAATGGATGGTTATGTCGAACGATACCGCTCGGGATTGTAACAGGTGTTCCGGGTCTATTTTCGTCCACGTGCAAACAACAATACCCATCTATTATAGCCTTATTTGTACACAACCTTCCATCTTTCTTTACACCCATACAATAAATATCTTTATCCGATGCTAAATCTCGTCTTACTTTTTTTATCGGAACACCGTATAATTTTGAAACCTTTTCCGATATACTAGATACATACTCGTAATTTTCGCGATGAATTTTATCAATTATTACTTTATGTTCTCGTTTTAACGCAGATATCTGCTGCTTTTGATTTTCTATTTCGTCGCTGAAATCTATTTTGTGTTGCTGTTTATAGTCTTTTATAGCAGTTGCTAGTTTTTGTTTGTATTCTTCCTTACATTCTTTATTATGTTTCATAATTTCTTTTTTAGCGTCTTTATTCTTATCTTCAATCATGCGACTCGCCTCTTTTTGAATTAAGCGTGCAATATCTTCTACGACGCCGACCATATTATACTATCACGACTTTTTTTTAAATATATCACTGAGTAGTAATTGATCGGATTTAGATTCAACTTTTTTTCTTGTTTTTTTCGGTGGTTTTGCTCTAAGAAGCAATTCACCGAAAATCTCATCTTTAACATTAGTAAATAAGGGTTCAAGTAAGTCACACACGGGATTCAGATATTTGTTTAAAAAATAATATGCATAATCTACGGGTAAATTGTTATCTTTTGCATATACAGGGTCTTCCGATTTTTCAAATGCACGCGCTTTTGAATCACCCGTATTTATCAATATATAAGGTACTCTATCACCGGATTGTGGCTCAGATCCAGGTTGCCGGTTTCTCATTTTTCGAACAACTTGAACATGTGCTTGACTGATATTTGCAACCTCTTCACTATTAATAGAAACACTTTCCCCTTTCACTTTATATGAATCTGATAAAGATTGACTCAGTATGAGTTTTTCATTCGGAACATCTCCCTCGAGTAACTCAACTGCTCTTTTACGGGCAAGTGCTTTAGGTGCGATAGTATCACTACTATCTAACACGACGTCGAGTAATTCTTTGCACACTTCTCTTACATGCGGTGTATTATCTCGTCTGACAAGTTGTAACCCCTTTACGTCAATGTAATCCATATTCATGTTACCATCTTTACTCTTAGTCCAAAGTTTGGCAGCGTACCGTTTTTTTGAATATAAAAAGTATGGACAGTAAACCTTTTCAAGCTCTAAATTATTCGGAGCCTTAAATAGCTTAGTACACTCTGCGGCAGCACGTTCTCCAAGTTCCCAGCTATACTCAATAGCCTCCACCCCTTTTCGTCCCTGTACGTCAAATTCGACCATAACTGAATCCGTATCACCGTAGCGCACGTACGATCCTGGATAATGCTTTTCAACGTATTCCTTTGTTTCGTCTATCATACTTCGACCTTTCATTGTGGTCGTCGATGCGATAGCGACACACGGTAAAATGCCCTTAGATGCACCAGTAAATCCATAGACACTATTCATACTGATCTTATATGCCAATTGCTTACCATTATACATTTGTTTCATTGCACCGGTAGCTTTGGCCATATCTTTCTTTGCTTGCTTTCTAAATTGCTTAAGCTCGAGTAAAATGCTAGGTAAAATACTTGGTACATTTTGTGCAAATTTATGCTCACCAAATTGTTCATATGTAATTCCGGGTACATTTTCATACTTTTTATCCATGACGAGTGTTGAGTAACAAAGATTATGTGCCATCATGATACTTGGATACAGACCTTCGAAATCTAAAGCTGTGATAGGAGTATAATATGCACCGGATTGTGCTTCTAAAACCGTAGCTCCAATGTAACCTGTATTATCTACATGACCATATTCATACGTAGGTACTTTAAATCCCATTTCACGTGCCTTTTTAGTTAATTGACTAAAAACTTTGATCTGTTGACCTCTCTCAACTAAGTAAGATAGGGGAACCCATGTAGCTTTTGCCATCTCCAATAAATTCATCAAAGTGCACAACTTTGAAACGAGTCTATGTGGAAGTAGTGTATCCTTAATACAATACTCAGCGACTTCCCTAAGTTTAACGGGGTCACCTTCTTCATATCGTCTAAACATTTCTTTTGGTGGCATGTCTATTTTATTGTCCCCGAGATATAGTTTGGAAACGTTATCAAGTTTGTATGAATCTAATTTGTATTCGCGTTTTACTTCATGAAACAAATCAAATATAAATCTACCAGGCATAGGGACTAATTTTAACTCGTTATCACCCAATGCGCTTGATGATAGCTTTTTACGGGTTAATGTACACGTATAATCACGTAATTTGCTCATACGAAAGAATGCTAAAGGGCAATTATTTATAATTCCACGTTCCATTAAATATTCTAAATCAAATCCAAAAATATTCCAACCAGTAATAATATCTACATCAAACTTATTTATATATTCAGTGAATCCCATGAGAAGATCACGTTCAGTAGAATAGCTGATGATGTTACATCCATCTAAATTAGAATCCGTTTGTTTATAACAAAGACACGTTTTATCGTATGGTTCTTCTTCGCCGAAACGAAGTAATGAAATTGCTATCTGAAAACATACATCCCCTTTTATAGTGGGATCGGGGAACTTACCAGTAGAACTATGACATTCTATATCGAAAGATGCTATGACAAAAGGCGCTATATCCGTAGTCTCAATTGGTTTTAAATCTTGCCAATTTTCACATTTTAGATCTATGTCAACTTTAGTATCATATGCAATATCACAACTACCACCGGTATCTACCCAACCAGTAGATTGTATCCCAGTACGATGCATCAAGCGTAACACTGGATCTACATTCGCTTCAAATATCTTCAATCTACAGGATAAACCCGTTATAGATTTACGCAGACGGTTACTTATAAATCTTCTCGAAAGTAAATTTTTACAGTGAATCTGAAGAAAATAACTATCTTCACCGTTTTGAAATCCTTCCATATCTTTAGCTTGTACAGTATCAATATTTTCAATATCTGGACATGTTCGATTTACATATTGAATAAGAGAGTTTGGTGTCATATACACAGGTACTTTAATGAAAAAATATGGTATAAACTTCGTCGATACACACACGGAATCACCTTTCATGGTTTTACCAAACATTCGAATAATATGTTCCTCATTTTCATCACGAGCGTTCCAGGTGAGAACTTGAAACTGGACCATATTTCGTTATAGAGCTAAAATTTTAATATCATTTATTAATAAATGTCAGCTGCGTTGATCGATCTTGTGTCTAAAGGTGCTCAGGATGTCTTTTTAACAGGCTCGCCAGAAGTTTCATTTTTCCACCAAAATTATAAACGACATACAAATTTTTCTATAAAACCCGAACGACTAGACTATGTAGGCACTTTCGGTGACGGTAACGAAGTGGTTGTTCCACTTCGAACCAAAGGCGATTTACTTAATTACATATGGATCGAAGCCGATGGTATAGGTGACATCCGTGATAATGCCACAGGCTTCTTTAGTAAAGATGCTAGCCCGACCGAATTCTCTTTATGGATCGGTGGTCAGGAAGTAACTCGTCTAGATTCTCTTTACATACAGGGGGTACATAATCTTCTTTATAAACAGGATCAGGCTAAATGCTCATCGGCTCTTACCCTCGACGAGATCCCCGAAAATGCTTTAGGAAAAGGTTCTAACGCAGATCACTATGTCATACCGTTCTTTTTCTCGGAGGATTGGACAAAATCGCTTCCATTAACCGCTTTGCAATATCATCAGGTAGAACTTCGCATTAAGTGTAGGAATGGTGGAACTAACTTTGTTCCCGGTAGCACTCCTAAGATTTATGGTACATACATATACCTCGATTCGGAAGAACGTAATGTTATTATCGATTATACTCATGAACTTCTCATAACCCAAACACAATATCAACCAATGACTCCTACTGATATAGATGTTGATCTTACATATTTTAATCACCCCGTAAAAGCTGTACATGTAGTGTCTTCTGAAGCAGATGGTAGTAAATGGGACCAAAATTGGACATTCGATACTGCCACCTTATACATTAATGGAACTCCTTTATTCGAAAATATGTCTTCTACATACCATCACAATGTCGTACCTGAAATGCATTGTACAGCGCTTCCTCCTAGCGCCTTAAGTAGTGTATCTACATACACCTGGCCATTCTGTCTCACCTTAAATAAGTCACAGCCCAGCGGTTCGTTGAATTTTAGTAGGATTGATAATGCTAAATTACAATTGTCTGGCGGAATGAGTACTCGTAACGGTAATTACGTTCGCGCATATGCAGTCTCATATAACATCCTCAAAATAAAAGATGGTATGGGAGGAATTGCCTTCAGTAACTAAATAGTCATATAAATATTTTTAATTATAATTAACCAGAAGAACCGAATCCACGCGTTCCTCGCTCGGTAATTTCT